CAATTATCTCTGAGCGTTGTGAAACAATTTGTTTCTCCGCAGCATCTAATTCTAATCTAATTCTAGTAGCCTCATGTTCTACCTCTCCACTTTCAACTTTTCTTTCAATCTCTTGGTCAATCCAAGCTACGTCTGTATCTGTTAGTGGTCTTATTTGTTCAATCTTAATAGTTAAATCTTCTCTATATAAAGCTACAGAATCCATTGATTTGTACTTGTCTATATTTTTAAGAGGGTTAACTATCTCATCGTGTGAGTATCCTGCATCCGCCAACTCCATATACATTCTTTGTTCTGGAGCTAGTTCTGAGAATAAAGATTCTTTAGTTAATGACTTAGCCCTTTCAATCTCTTCTATTAAAGGAGCTGTTTTAGCTTCTATATAAGCCTCTACAGAATTTTCTGCAATTTCTAAACCTTCTGATTTAGCATATACAATCCAATCTCCTTCTTCTTCTTGAGTAGAATCATCATCTAATGTTAGTGGTGCGTTCTCATCAATTACCTCTTCTTTTACCTCTTCTGTTAATTCCTCTTTAACTTCTTCAGATGCTTTTTCTTCATCTAATTTTATTTCAGATTCAATAACTTCTTCTGGCTTTTCAGATTTAACTTCTTCTTTTACCTCTTCTTTTGCTGCTACTGGAACTTCACCGTTAATAAATGAGTCAGTTGACAACAAATCGAAATTAGGCTTTACGGCAGTCTCAACATCTCGTTGAGTATTTTCTGCTACTATTTCAGCTTGGTTTTCCATTTTGTTGTATTTTTAGTCAAATATATTAAATATTTGTATTGTTTATATTTTCGTTATCGAATTTATTTTGATTTAAAATTAATTGGTCAGACATCTTATTTTGGGAAACACGTATATCAGTGTCACCTTGCAAAATAATATTATCTTTTTCATTTAACTGTCTGTCCTCGCGGTCCTCTCTAGCTAACTGTAATTGTTGTTCAAGTTGAGCCGCTTGCATTTGTTGTTGATTTTGCATTTGAGCTTGTTGACTTTGTCCTTCAAGTTCTTTAATCTTAGCCCACCCTTCTTTTAATATAGCTTTCTGCTCTGATGCAATATCTGACCATACAAAAGCTAAAGCATCTTCAGGACGTATCTCTTTAGCATTTAAAGAAGCGTTTAATTGGTCTCTCATAAATTGTTTAACCTCTGCGTATTTACCCGAGTCTTCTAAATGAACACCGTAATCCTTGTATCCTATCTCTTGAGATACTTTTAAGAACTTAAATTTACTTACTCCTAATATCTGCTCACCCTTTTCTAATTTATAGAATGCCCAAGTAATCTTAGTACTTTCTACAATTTTAGTTAAAGTCTTATTAATATACATATAAACACCATAAAAGAATGGCTCTGTCATTGTCCTAGAAGCTTGAATAGCTGAATTAGTATTAGTTGCAGTTGCACTAGCCGATATTTGACCTTCTCTATCATTGTTAATACCTGTCATTCTGTCCATCATAACTAGAATGTCGTTTTTAAATTGAACTAATGCTCCGAATGATTGACTTAATCCTAAATCATGTGTTTGTAATATGTTATTTAAACTTACATCTCTACCGTGAAAGTTACCGCTTGCTGAAGTATCATAAGTTACAAATCCATCGTTTACTATATCGTAATTTATTTTCTTTACTGTATTTTTTGCTCCTAGCGCCGCCGTATTGAATCCTAAAATTGTTCCTTTGTGCTTGTTAATATCTTTCAATATCTGATACATTACAATATCAAATATGTTGGACCAATTCTCCATTTCATTCATTAAAGAGATACGCTTACCGTCAACTGTGCCACACAAGAATCCTGTATAAGATGAACTTAATACTTTTCCTGGCTCGTCAACACTTCTCATAATAAAATAAGAACGTCTCATATTAATATCTAATTTCTCTAATCCTCCGATACGAGTTGCTTCCCATAAATCTTCTGCATATCTTACTTCTATCTCATATTTACCTTTCTGAACTTGTGAATCGTGCCACTCTTTATTATCCTCGTAGTTTTTAGCGTCAATTTCTGTGTAAATGAATTTCTCTGATGGGTCGAATATTAATTGAGTTACAGTTTTAGGCATTTTCTTAAAATAAGAAGCTGTTACTGATTTCCATTCTATATGAATAACCTCTACTACTAATCCGCCATTAGGGCTATATCTAATTCTGTTATTAGAAGCGTTAGCGTAACTTTGTGGATTGTTAGATATATCTTTTAACATATCTAATTGCTTAGTGTCAAAGTTATATCTACGCATTACATCGTGAATAGACATCCATTGTCTACATCCCATGATAGGACTTTTCTCTAAGAAAGTATCTCCATCAATCTCTTCGTAAATAGCATCGCGTGGGTCAATACTAATATATCTTGTTTCACCCTCTTCATCTCTCTCTACCTTTCCGTAAATCATAGATGCTATTGAGCAATTTAATAAGTCATTTGAAAATTTTTGTTTTAAATCTAAAGAAGGTATTTGCTCGTTTAAGATAATCTGCATAATACTCTCTTCTTTGTCTTTAGGAGACATCTTTTGAAATATCGGGTCTTCTTCTCCATCAGGTATTGGCGCACCTTCCATTATATCTACACCAACCTTGTTTTTTAAATCAAGTATTTCTTGTTTAGCTTCCATAGCACCATACATAAAATCAAGTTGGTCCATCTTTGCAGATTTAGCATCTCTATTTATAGTTGTTACGGTTGCATTTAATGGCCTTGTAAGAAACTCTCCAACCATTAATTTAATCTTAGTTGAATGTGCGCGGTAAGGTATAAACTTTGCTCTATTCTGTATTCCGTAAGTTTTTGTAAGATACAATATACTCTCAGGAGTCTTTATTCCATTATATGATTTAAAAGATTCATCCATAAGCGACCTATTATAGTCGCTACTTCTTAATAAATCTTGAGAATAATCTAGGAATAGCTTACACCACTCAGGTGTTTTTTCTTTCTCTAAAACATTTGTTTGTGGATATGAACGCATTGAATGTATTTTTACTCAAAAATAGTAAAAATTAAGTAACTAACTACCAAAATATTCATGGTCCTCTTCAGGATTAGTTGGACGCTTAAAATCTCCAGCAGGAATTACGTTACCATTTTTATCAGTTATCCAATTTCCTAAACTAAAAGGGTCTTCTGATTCTTTAGTATTATCATCTCTTGGAGCCGCCACTACACTGATAGATTGCATTAAAGCAATACCATAAGCATCCGCCAAGTCATTATCACTTCCTATCTCCACTTCATCAAAGTTACCTAATTGATTAATTAATTCAGGAAACCATATATTTTGACAGTAATCATGTATAGATGTTTGCATAGCTCCAACCATTAATGGACGGCTATAAGTATTTAATGAAACCCAAAATTCATGTGACTGCTCACTATTCATACTCTCAAATTTCTTAGGTCTCGGCGCTAAGTATCTCATACAATTATGGTTTTCATACCATTTTATAATACCTGAACTACCAGCCTTATCTCCTAATGTATTACCAACTAAATCATAATAAACAGATAGTTTTAAACACATATCAAAGAATATCTCTTTTCTTTTAGGACGAGTACATATAACCGCCACTGGCATATTAAATGGAATACCAAAAGTATTAGGACGAGACATTACACACATAGCTCCTAGAGATTTAGACACACCTTTATCTTGATCGTAAGGGTCAATTCCTCCAACATAAAGATTCTTATACTTTTTATCAGGATGGTATTCATCAAGTATTAATATACAATCTCCTTCGTCATCAGTATCTTTTGCAGGAATAGCTTTTATTCTTAATGGATTTACTCTTTCTAATGTTCCTTCTTTAGTTACCCATTCTAATTTCCACTTTGAATACTTATTCTTATTTACTGTTATCTCGTCTTGTTGGGAATTTATCTTCTGTATATCGAAGTTATTACTAAACATCTTTCTAAATATCTCCGCCTCGTTTATTGGATTATTCTGTAAATGCTCCATGTATTTCTTTAAATCCCCTTTCTTTAACCTCTCTCTCTCTTCCATAATATTCTCCATGGCAGCTTCAGTGTCTTCCATTCCTATTATTTGGTATGGTTTATACTTCTTTAAAAGATTAGGTGTTACCGATACGTCTTTACCAAAACGAGTAGCGCCACCATAAAATGGTTTCTTAAATCTATCTCCTGTAATAAGATATTTAACAGCATTGTAATCATTAGGATTCTCCCATACTTTCTTAAAATCTTTAGAGCCTTTGTTAATATTACCTCCTGTTCCATAAATCATAAACATTCCAACTTGTGTATCTCCATCTATTAAACAATCATTAGTAGCACTAATAAACTCACAAAGATTCTCAAATTCTCCTGATTCTTCCGCCACAACATCATTTAAGAATAAACCCTTAAACATATTTGGGTTGTTGTGCATGGTTCTTACAAATATCTTACAAGCGTTATTTTTTAGAGTTGTCTTACCGCCGTCCATTAACTCGTATCCCGAAACTACTTCATCAGGGTTGTTTAATAGAGAGTTTACTCTAAATTCACTCTGTAACAAAGCTTCAGAATCCTCCCACTTTGTCATAAAATCCTCTGCATACTTCTTTTGTCCTGCCGCTATACCAGCTTGGTAAGACTCACTAAATCTATATCCGTGGTCAATAACAGCCTTTTGAGTAAACTCAGATATACCTGCCCTTCGTTTCTTTCCTATTATTAAATTCTTTCCATTTGCTTTACACCACTCTATTATGTAACATAATTCTAAGTGCATATCGCAAAAGTCAGGAGTAATAATACCGTGAACCGTATTCATATTATTAAAATTCATGTAGTAGTAGAATCTTCCTGGTATAAATATTCCTCCTGTTTGGTATCCGTTTATACATCTGTAAAGTTGTTCCGCCCAAAATGTTTCGTATTCAGTAGTCCCTATCACTTTAGTATTCTTTGCTCCATCAGCATAATCAGGAATGCCGTTAACAACTAAAGGATTGGGCAAAAAATTTTTCCCCTTAACATAAGGCGCGAGTAATATAGGTAGTTCTTTATAGTCCATCTTATCCTCGTTTAGCGGTTACTGATTTAAACATCTTTTGATTAGACTTCATCTTCTCAAGGAAACTAAGTTCTGTTTTACCTTTAAGCTCTCCATCAAGCAACTTTTCTTCCACCACTTCTCTCTCTATTGCTTGGATTGCTTTTCTGAACTTATCTATTGAGTCCATAGCATTCTTAATACCTGTTGTAGAATTATCGTGGTCTAATATATTAAGAAGTTCGTCTATTTTCTTATTATACATTTCTACTAATTCAATATTTCTATTGTATTGCAAAGACTTGTATGCTTCAATAGCCGCCGATATGCGTTTTGGACGCTTATCTTCGTTTAGTAATTCAGGTTTATTGTCCTGCCAAACGTGAAATATAGCCTTAGATACTCTTTGTCTTTCGGGAAACTGTCTGTAAATTGAATTGTAGTCGTAAGCCAAAATTATGAATAGAACTTCCTTATCTGTTAATAAGGCTAGTTGTGGCTCCAATTTTACTACATCGGGATGAAGAACTTTATTGTTCTTTTGGTCAATAAAAAATAAATAACTCATGTTGTTTTGTTTTAGCTAAAAAGCCGTGAAACATCTCATCTCACGGCTCTAATTTAGTAAATTTTTATTAATGTTTGTGATTGTTCTTATAAACTACACTTGTACTTATGTATCTCTTGTAATATAAAGGAGTGTCTTGGAACTGTTTATTGTAGTCTTTTATAAGAGTCTTTTTATCTTTATTAGCTACAACTACTACTATTATACATCCTCCGATACCTAAAAACAAAACTAAGGTTGCTATAAATTTCATGTTTTTTAATTCAAGTTTGAGTTATTTTTTAAAATATTTCTTCATCATCTGCCGATACATCCACAAATTCTGCTTTTACCGTGTTATCTAACATATCTTTTATTTCATCTTTATAAGTTTCTAATAGTATCTTAATATCATTCTTTAAATACATTGTCGGTACAACTTCGTTCTTATAGCTTATTAATTTATTATTAGAATCAAATACAGGAGTGATTAAATCTATAAATACTTTCTCGCACTTTCTCCCAGTCAATTCCTCGAATAAATGGCTATAATAAGATAATTGTAGGCTGATTTTAGTAAACTTTGTATTAGACAAGTGTTCAAATGGAGCGTTTAAGAAAGGTTGGCCACTAACAGTAAATAGAGAATCGTATCCTTTAACAAAGCATTTAAAGTCAGATAACACAAACTTACTATCTTTACGATTAGAAGTTAAACTTAATTTATCCCAACTCCCCGCTACCCTATATTCTTTAGAGTAAGGTATTCCTTGCTCAAATGTTTTCGAGTAGTTTCTGTACTTATACAATACATCTACAACGCAAGTTCTTAAATCTTCATCACTTTCATCTAAAGTAGCCGTTTGAGCATATCTTTCTAAAGCAGCATCTACTCTTGAGCCATTTACAGCGGTTTGTTCCCACCCTTGCCTTACTTCGCTTGCAGACTTGTCTCCGTGTTTACTTACTAGCTTACTGATACCTACTGCGTCAAACTTCTTTACAAGTTTACCATATAGTGCCGAAAATGAGATGTATTGATTACCTTCTGAATCAAAATACTTGTGTTCGTTAGGTTCTAAATACACCTCATTTGGAAATAGATTATGAATCATATTTATTTTTTAAGTTTAATTGGTTCTGCAACAGATTCGATTAAATTTGCGGTAAAATCATACTCGCTACCTTTATGGTTTAATATTCCATCAATTTGTAATGGAGCATCTTCTCCCGTCTCCATCTCTAACATTAAAGGCTCTTCTGCTTTAGTTTCTAAAAATACTTCTTCCACTTCTCCTTCTTCATATACTTCATCAGGACGAATAACTAAACATCCTAGTTTCTCAAGGATAGATTGACAGTAATCAGCTTTCTCTTCCGCCGACATCTCATTTAACTTATCTAAATCCATACTCTTATCCTTACCATGACGGATATAGCTTATCATTAAGTCTTCATCACTAATTTGTTTCAATCCCTTCTCATACTGCTCAACTTCTTCTAATAATGACTCTACTACATTCATAACTGTATCAAAATACTCATAATCATCGCTAGAATCTGTCTTTGGAGTACTTAATGTAATAGTCTTAGTATCAAATACTCGGCTTGCTACCTTAATCTTAAAGTAACCAGTAACACCCTTCTCAAACTCAATAGATAATACATCGCATCCGTCAAGCAACATTAGTTTTTCATTCTTAGTTGTACTATCTGTTATTAAACCACAAATATTTAAAGCAAAAAAACGAAACTCTTTAAGTTTGTCTTCTAAGTCTCTTGAAATAGGATGCTTTTTAGTTAACTTGAAGCCATCTTCAGTAATCTTGTTGTTCTTAGCCACATCTTCGCGACCCTCTAGGATTAATCCCTTTAAACCTCCTGCATTAACAGTGATTTTACTAATTGTTCTTTTCATATATTTATTTGGTTTTTAATTAAATCTGTAATAAATTAATAAATCTCCTTCTTCATTTATAAATAAGCTTCCTGTACTATTCATAAAGTAATTTCTATGAGTACTATAACTATATGTTTGATTTATAAATCTATCCATGTTCTTTCTCCATTTTCATAACATAAGTAATCATCAATGTTATTAAATACAATAATAGTAACCGTAACTCTCTGACTACATCTCACAACCCTCTTATCCATATCCTCAAGTAAGTATTTACTTCTATCTAAGTACTGAGCGTTTAATCCTACTTGTATGCTAAAAGGAAGTTTATTACCACTCGGATCAAAAGCTAAATTATCGTCAGCATAAACAGAAGCGTCAACCACAGGGTCTCTTTCACTACCACTATACAGTTCCATATACTGTAAATCATATACACTATCGTATATCGCGTAAGGCTTTATCTTATTAATTGACACCATGCTAAATTAATTACTTTTTTATTAATTACCTATTTTTTAACTCAAAGTTGAGTTACTTTTTAAATACCATTCATAAATATCATCATTTATTCTCTCTATCGGGCCATAAGGAAATGGACTCTTATTCCATAATATAAAGTCTATATCTTCTTCATCCGCC